GCAGCGTCAATTTCATCTCTCTGAATTTTATTGCAACAAAGACAGGCGTTAGTTTCACCGAAGTCGGAGCGTAAGGTCTAAATAATAAGACCAAGGAGTAATCAATGCCAGTAGATCCAACAAACAATATTTCAGGATTCGTAAACGCCTTTGCTGGCGGTGGTGTTCGTACCAACCTGTTCCTAGTCACGGGAAATATTCCTGGCTACCAGAACAACCGCGCAATCTCTTTCTTGTGCAAGGCTGCACAGATTCCTGCGTCCTCGCTTGGAACTATTGAAGTTCCGTATCGTGGTCGCAGAATCAAACTTCCAGGAGATCGCACATTCCAAGACTGGACAATCACAGTTATTTCTGATGCAAACATGAGCCTTCGCTCAGGATTTGAGTTTTGGAGTGCAACCTTCAATTCTCATGTCAGCAACATTACCTCAAACAACTTCATGCAGTTCATGCCTACATGGTCTGTTACGCAGTTGCTTCGTGATGGTGAGCCGCTTCGCACATACAACTTCATTGGATGCTATCCAAGTGAAGTTGGAGCAATTGATCTCTCATACGAGAACAATGACTCTATTGCAGAGTTCCCTGTTACCCTGAACTACTCTTGGTGGGAGGCTGCTCAAGGTGGTGCTGTTCCTGCTACGGGTACTGGTCAGGAAAACATTCAGGCTCTATTGCAGCAGTCGGGGATCAATATCGGTCAAGGTTTCTGATACTCTTTTTGACAGGATTCTTTATTTATGGCTATCAAACTTTTTGGCTTTTCTATTGGTAAAGAAGAGAAGGAGACTTCCAAGGATGAACTTCCAAAGAAGTCTCTTTCTTTTGTAGCACCTGATCAGGATGACGGCGCGATTCCACTAGAAGTTGGTGGTTACTTTGGAACCGCTGTTGACTTTGACGGTGCAATCAAAACCGATCTAGACCTTATCAAGAAATATCGTGACATGGCAATCCACCCTGAAGTGGAGTCTGCTATTGCTGATATCTGTAACGAGTCTATTGTGTATGACGATACTTTTACTACGGTAAAGATCGACACCACAAACATTAAGTACAGTAAGTCTATTAAAGACAAAGTGGAATCGGAGTTTGAAGAAGTCCTGAAACTCATGAATTTCTCTCGCCGTGGTTTTGAGATATTCCGCAAATGGTATGTGGACGGACGAATTTATTACCACATCATTATTGATGAAACCAACAAGAAGAAGGGCATTCTTGAAATTCGTCCTATTGATCCCACGAAGATTCGTAAGATTCGTAAGATTCACAAGAAGCCCATGTCACAGCAGTCTCCCCTTGGTGTTCAAATAGTAACATCGGTGGAAGAGTTCTATGTGTACAACGAACAAGAGCCTGGTTCTACTGCGCTCTCGATTGAAGGGTTGAAGATCTACCCCGATTCCATCTGCTTTGTTCACAGTGGACTGTATGACGGATATCGCAAGAAAGTAATTGGATATCTACACAAGGCTATCAAGGCTTTGAATCAACTTCGCATGATTGAAGACGCAGTGGTGATTTACCGCATTACTCGCGCACCAGAACGCCGTGTGTTCTATGTGGATGTTGGTAACTTGCCCAAGCAGAAGGCAGAAGAGTATGTGCGTGGACTCATGCAGAAGTACCGCAACAAACTCATGTACGATCCACAGACAGGTGAGATTGCAGATTCACGCAAGCATATGTCCATGCTTGAAGACTTTTGGATGCCCCGCCGCGAAGGTGGTCGTGGCACAGAAATCTCAACGCTTGAAGGTGGACAGAATCTTTCGGAAATGGAAGATGTAAAGTACTTCCAAAAGAAACTATTTCAATCGCTTAATGTTCCCACATCTCGTCTTGAAGAATCCACTGGATTCAACATGGGCAGGTCTTCAGAGATTTCACGCGATGAAGTGAAATTCTTTAAATTCATTGAACGACTTCGCATGAAGTTCTCTGAAGTATTCCTTGAACTGCTGCGTGTGCAGTTGGTTCTCAAGGGAGTTATTCGTGAGGACGAGTGGGCAGATATTGAAAGCCGTCTAATATTCAAATTTGCAAAGGATTCGCATTTCTCCGAACTCAAGGAAAGCGAAGTTCTCAAAGATCGTCTTGCCAGTGCACGGGAAGCAGAGGATTTTGTCGGCAAGTACTATTCTCGCGAATATGTACGCAAGATGATTCTGCGTCAAACCGAAGACGATGTGGAGCAGATTGACAAGCAGATCAAGGAAGAAAAGGCTTCGGGAGTTATTGCTCCACCTGAAGGTGCTGCTCCCCCTGAAGCGCAGCAAGCCCAACCTCCTGCTACAGCCCCTGCTGCGGGTGGGGACGGACAACCACAGGTAACTATTGGTGAAATCGTCCCTGATGATGAAAAGGAGTGGAACTCGTAATGCTGCATTCATTTGAAGAATTCAAGACCGCTGTGCTGTGCTCCCTACAGGACAAGATTGCCGAACGGATCTCCCAAGAGCGGGAATCGCTTTCAAATAGTCTGCTTCGGGGTGAAAATGTGGACTCGGATGAAATAGATACCGAGTCAAGCACCGAAGAAAACTAAATAATTAGTCGCAAAGGAGTAGACACATATGGACACAAATAAACGAATCGCTCGCGCAATGTTGAAGAAGAGTTTTGCTGAAGCCAAGGAATTGGTCTTCAAGTCGCTCTACGCCAAGGCATCACTTGCTTTGGACGAGGCTCGTTACGCCGTGGCTAATGCTATATTCAATGAAGCCAAGAAGTCTCCCGCCACAAGCGTTCCTGCTGGTGCTTCTGAAGAAGAACACGCCAAGGCTCGTGCCGCCAATCCGTACCGCGTTCGGCTTCAGCACCCTGGCAAACCCGCTGGTGCAGTTGACAAGGCGGTAAAGGAAGAAGCCGAACTAGATGAGATGGCTATGACCAAGGCTCGTGAAAATCAATTGGGTCGCAAGATGGTGACGCAAAGCACTGCCCAAATGAGAAGTTTTGGCACAAGCAAGCATCCTTCAGAGTACCGTAAATCACGGGAATTGCAAAAGCAGTACGATAAAGAAGACAAATCAAAGAAGACCTATGGTATTAATGGCAAGGTAGTAAAGAAGTGAAACTAATCACTGAAACAACCCAAAGCGTTCAATGGCTCACCGAAGAAAAGAACGGTCAGAAGCACTACTTCATTGAAGGCGTGTTCATGCAGTCGGAGATGAAGAACCGCAATGGTCGTATGTATCCTTCTGCCGTCATGGACAAAGAAGTTGATCGCTACAACACCGAATATGTAAAGCAGAATCGCGCAATGGGCGAACTTGGTCACCCTGAAGGACCAACGGTTAACCTTGAGCGTGTGTCCCATATCATCAAGGACTTGCGTATAGAGGGAAAAGACATCTACGGCAAGGCTAAGATTCTCGATACTCCATACGGAAAGATTGTCAAGAACCTCGTGGAAGAAGGAGCCAAACTTGGTGTTTCTTCCCGTGGTATGGGCAGTCTTAAAGAACAGGATGGGGTGAATGTTGTTCAGGAAGATTTCATGTTGGCGGCAGTTGATGTGGTTGCAGATCCGTCTGCACCCAACGCTTTCGTGAACGGAATCATGGAAGGTCGGGAGTGGATTTGGAACAACGGGATTCTCAAGCCTGTTGTGATTGAGGAATACAAGAAAATCATTGAGAAAACACCGTCACGAAAACTAGAAGAACAAACGATGCGTTTGTTCGCGGACTTCATTTCAAAACTCTGAGTAGTCTACATATTTCCAACGAAGGAGATTCACAGTCATGGCAAGAGAAAATATCGAAGATGTCATCAAGAAGGTAATTCTGGGCGAAGGCTTTCTAGCCGAGACTGCACAGGATCCAGATCCAACTGAAGACGAGGACACCTCGGAAGAGGATGCTTCGGCTGATGAGGGTTTTGAAGTCGAGGAAATCGACGAAGCCAAGTGCGAGGCAGAGGACGAAGACGAATCCGAGGACGAAGAGTCCGAAGAGGAAGAAGACGAACCCAAGGGCAAGAAGAAGATGCCAGCATTCCTCAAGGGCAAGTTTGGCAAGAAGGGCAAGTCCGAAATGGAAGAAGCCGTCTCCGACTACGCCAGCACCAATATCACCCATGATGTAAACAAGAAGGGTGCTAAGATTGCCGAACCAACTGGCGATGCCAGTGGTAAGAACAAGGGCACCATTAAGGCTAAACCTTCTGCTGCTAAGGCTGAAACCAAGATCCCTGAGATCAAGCCCACCGTCAAGGAAGATATTGCTGCCATGCTGACAGGCGAAGACCTTTCAGAAGAATTCAAGACTTCTGCTGCTACTCTCTTTGAGGCTCACCTCGCAGAGCGTGTTTATCAGATCGAAGAGGAATTGAAGGGTCAATACGAAGATCTTCTTGAGCAGCACACCGTTGCTGTTACCGAAGAACTCGTTGAGCGCATTGACGATTACCTCAACTATGTGGTCGAAGAGTGGATGCAAGAGAACCGTCTCGCTGTAGAGAAGGGTCTTCGCACCGAGATCACCGAAAACTTTATCTCGAACCTCAAGGGACTCTTCACCGAGTCGTACATTGAAGTTCCTGAAGACAAACTCGACTTGTTTGAATCAACTGTTGACCAGGCGGAAGCCCTCGACAGCGAACTTCAAGGACAGGTCGAGAAGAACATGGAACTTTCAGAAGAAGTTGAGCAACTCAAGTGCGAGATCATCTTCCGCGAGATTTCCGAAGGAATGACTGATACTGAAGTTGAAAAACTTCGCCGTCTCGCAGAAGACCTAGAGTTTGATACGATTGAGCAGTTTGCCGAAAAGATTGGTGTTCTCTGCGAGAACATTGGATCCATCGGAACAGTAGCAGAAGAAGCATCATCGGAAGAAGGACTCGAAGAGTCCTACGAAGACGCTTCGGAAGCAACCCCGCTCGTTGAAGCGTATGTGCGCTCCATGAGCAAGTCACGAGAGTAAACCACAGTCACAGACTGTTTAACAGTTTCAAGGAGATACTAACATGGCAGAAGAAAAGTTTCTAACCGAGGCGGCTATCCGTAAGTGGAAGCCTGTTCTCGATCACAAGGACATGAGTCCTATCACGGACGCTCACAAGCGTGCAACAATGGCAACTCTTTTGGAAAACCAAGAGAAGGCAATCAAGGAGCAAATGCTCGTTGAAGCACCAGGCAACTCAGTTGGTGCAGGTTTTTCCTCCACCGTTACTGGTGGCGGTAATGCCAATATGCAGGGTTACGATCCAATTCTTATTCAATTGGTTCGTCGCGCCATGCCAAATCTCATGGCATACGACATCTGCGGAGTTCAGGCTATGTCGGCTCCGACAGGCTTGATCTTTGCAATGCGTACCAAGTACACCTCACAGGGTGGTACTGAGGCTCTGTTTAATGAACCAGCCTCAACATTCAGTGGTTCGACCTTCCCTAACAGTAGCGGTGGTTCGGGTGCTGTTGCTGGTGGTTCGGCAGGTACTCTTGCTGCATTCGGTGTTAACACGGGTGTTGACCCGTTTGCTGGTTCGCAGTTGGGTGATTCTACTCTCGTCAGTGGTATCACCACTGGTTCGGGTATTGCAACCAGCGTTGGCGAAGGTATGGCACCAAACGAGATGGCATTCAGTATCGAGCGCGTGGCTGTTCAGGCTTCGACTCGTAT